TTGGTCAAAGGCACATTGAAGTAGGTTCCGTTTGCGTATCCCGTTCCAGCATTGGTAATAGACAAGGTTGAAATCGGGCTTTGAACAATCGAATCCGGGTAGTAGTAATAATGCAGTTCTGCCCCATAGTTGGCATCAGGGGTAGGACCAACGATGAATGTCAGTTCATTAACATTCGATGAGACAGGACCAAACAGGGCGTAGTGTTTTGGCTTGCCGGTGTCTGATGGACCGGGATATGCCTCGCGGATGAAGTTCACATCCTTGTTCAGCAAATAGGAGTAATCCCCGCCGCCATTGGGATAGATTGCTAGGGAATACACAGAGAGGAAGTCTGTCGGGCATTGGAGGTACTTATTGCCTGACGTAAGCGTTCCCGTCACGTTCTTTCTCAGGTTTGCAATCTGCACCGTGTTATAGATGCGCTGCTCTGCCTGACGTATGAACGTGTTTATGATTCGCGGGTTAGACGCATAGTCAAAATCGTTTTCCGCGTAATCCTGAACTGTGCTGACAAGGTCTGCGTAGTTCATTTATCACCCCATTGGACCACGCGCCATCACACCCTTGGTTGCTGCACCGGTGCCACGAATCTTGATGCCAGAGGTCTTGTCGGCTGGGTAGTTACCCTTGCTGATCGTGCCAACAGAAATGTCCATGTTGTCCATGACCTTCGCGCCGGACTCGGTATTGACCTTGGGCTTGGTTGCCTTACCAGACATATCATGGGGTGCGGCGTAGGTGCTGGCTTGACCGACTTCCTTGCCACCCATTTTGTGACTGAACTTAGCCATTATCGACCCCTTCCGGTAGAACGCTGGTTCATGGCACGAGCCAAATTACGCCCATATTTCTTCATTTCTGAGCTTGTCACGCCGCCTTTGCTCATTTTATGCATACGTTTTTCATGCGCCTTGACTTCCTTATCGGCGATCTTCTTAACTTCTGACTTATCCATGTTTGCTCCTTATGTCACACTTACAGTCGCGTTTCCTACCAGCGCCTTAGACACCAGATTATTTGGTGTCAAAACGGCATCGTAATTTCTAGAACCACCAACCGGATACCAGCCCCATTGAATATCCCGTGAGCCACCTGTGGGGTATCCGGCATCTCCACCATTCGGGGCATCCTGTAGACCGTTTAAACCAGCGGTAAAGTAGGTCGTATCTGGACGCGGTTCCCGGACTGCTTGCGGATCATCCACTGGGTACATACCCAATTGCAACTGAGGATGATCAGGAGACCAGCACTCGTCACAAACTTTCAATTGGTACAACTTTGTTTTAACAACCTCATAACGAAGCTGCTTAAGTTTAAACCTAAAACCGCAAATATCACACTGGGCAATGCTCCATTTTCCAGAGGAATATCTGTTTCCCATCAGTAATAACTCCCACCAATGAAAGTTGCCCTTGGGACAAGTCTCAGAGCAGCTTTTTCCCGGTCTTCTCCTGCCGCCAGATTGAACTGTTCGTCATAGACAGCCTTCAACATATCCAGCCTTGATGCCATTTCTGGGATCTTCATGGCGATGTAATAAGCCAATCCTGCGACTAGGCATGGGTAGAACCTGAAGTTCATATCTGCCGTCTGGACACCGTTACCCGCATCCTGCACCCTGCGCAGTCTCCAGTAGGCAAGCGTGTAGGTCTGGGAGCCATCAGGCGTAGGCCAGACAGTAACGGCTGGAAGCTGCGGCGCATAGACCGTTGTGCCAGTGGTATGGGGTGCGGCGGTCGTGTTGTTCTGACCACGGAATATATTCATCAGGACGTTGCCAGAAATATAACCGTAGTAGATGTCTTCACTGTCGATCCGGATGTATCCACTTGAAGCTAAGTTATTTGTGGAACTTAGGGTGATCGTGTTGTCTGTGGCAGTAAGGTTGCCAACCAAGGTAGCCCCGGCAGGACCAACCTGACCAGACAACCGCTGTATCCAGATCTGAATTGGACGAGCTTGAGTGAGCTTATTTGGGATTGTTGCGTAGGTCGATGCGCTGATGCGGCTGATGTTTAAATCAGTTTGCAGGTTCTGCTGGTTGGCGTTCGTACGAATAACATGCTCTAACAGGTCAATCGTGTCTATAGGTAGTGGGTATGTGTTTAAACCTTGCTCGAACGTAATCGTCCCTTGCTCGATTGTCCACATGTTGATACCACGGTTTGCCCACTCAATCGTCAAAAGGTTCATGGAGCGACGGGCAGTCTTGAGATCGTAACCGCTGCGCATCTCGCGCCCAGCCCTCTCCCACGCCTCCTCGGCGATCTCCGTGAACTCCATATTGAAAAGGGTTGAGCCGGTAGTAGTCATGGTTTAGCCCAGTTCTTCTTCTGCCATTATCTCTTCTGCAATCTCTCTGGATTCGTCTTCCAAGACTTCTTCCAGACCACAAAAGCATGGGTTATCAAATTCTTCTTTTGCCGGGCAATCTTTAGCGTGGTAGTTCATTTTGCTGCCCTCATGTTGTCAACCAGATTGGGGTAAGGTCTGCCAGCAGCTTTTGCCATTGCCTTGGCTTTTGCCTTTTTGGCTGGGCTAAGTTTCTTTGGCTTCCCTAGTCCTTCCGGACGGGGCTTGTTCCAAACCTCACCGCCTTTGGCGTAAATCTCAACTGGGTAATTGCCATCCCTTTTTTTAACAATTCGAGGCTTGGGAACTTTGGATTCCCGGATTGCCCCCATACCCCGGCTTGCCATCATAGGATTCGTCCTTTCGTTTTGCCTTTTTTGGCAATGCCGTCAGCAGCCTTTACATAGCCGCCCTTGCGGTAATTGGTCATGCCTTCGCCAAACTTTGCTTTGGTTGGCTTGCCCGGTAAATTGACGGGCTTTGACTTGTCGCCGGGTTTGCCGGGCAGAGGAACTGGTTTACCGTAAATACCAATTTCCATGTTTTCTTGATTCTTACGGTTACGCTGCTCCTGCTTGGCTGCGTCTACATCTGCTTGAGTGACTGCCATGATTAATACACCTTACATTTGGTTTTGCCGCGTTTGGCAATGCCGTCAGCGCGAGTAGATGCACTGCTTACCTTGCCGCTAGATGCATATTTCTTAACTGGCTTGGCTTTGACCTTGCCACCCTTTTTAAAGTTTGGACCACCTTCGCCAGCCATGCGCTCAAGATCTGCCTCCATTGCCGGGTCAAGGCCCATTAGACGAGGACGATTACCCATTGAGCTAGAAAGTTCACGAGAGGCCGCACCACCGCCAACATCAGGGCGCATCAGGCGCTGACGCAGACCTTTCATGCCCATGCCTGCGGCTCCAAGACCTGCCATAGTTGCAGCAAGCTTTCCGCTGTTGTCTTCAGGTACTGCCGTTCCAGCTCTGGTACGTGCAACGCTGCGAAGCTCGGATGTCTTTGGAGCCTTTAAACCTTCCATGCGACGCTGTGCAATACCTTTTTCGTCCGTGCCAAAACCACTTGCGCCAGTACTAATATTGATTGGTTTTTTGTTTTGTTTTGCAACAGGACGAGGACGAGGACGAGGACGCGGGGTAACTTTAGGACCCTCTACACCGGGAGATACACCACCTTCTCCAGTTCCTTGTGCGGTCAAAGCACCACGCAAACCAACTGGCATGGAAACTTCTGGGGTATCAGGGGTGGGTTTGGGAAGCATTGGACCACCAAAACCCGGAACACCACGACCAGAATCCGTGGTCTTTATTTCGCCTACAGGAATACTCTTAGTACGTTCAGCAAGACCACGACCAGCACCAAAACGCTTATAAGCCTCAGATTTTGGGTCGTCAATGTTACCCATGCGGAGGCGATCCAATAACCCAACCTTGTCATCTTTTGATGCCTTCAACCCTTCTTCTTTAAGTTTGCTGATGTCTTCTTCAGAAGTTCCACCGGCGTATTTCTTTTAGCACTTACCGCCGTATGCCATCTTGATGTCTTTGCCCTTGGTTTTGCCCTTCTTGGCAATACCATCAGCCGATTTATGCCCAGAGGTTAGACCGCCAGAAGCCATTCGGATTTCTTTGCCTTTAGTTTTTCCTTTATTTGCAATACCATCAGCTCTTTTTGAAGCGGAACTTGCAGATCCACCCTTTTTGTATCCTTCTTCTTTCAAACCAGCACGCTCTCCTCTACGAGATGCCGCTCGCTCTTGCATTCCAAGTTTTTCTGATAAAAAAGCATCTGCGTCTGTAAACTTGTCCCCAATATATTGCCCAGCACGTGTTATATAAGCCGCAGGAGTACCAATCACTCCACCTAACATATCAGCCTTTCTTTGTCTTTCTTGACCAAGCTCACGACCATATTCACGACCCTCGCTTTCAGCTTTCTGCAATCTTTTTTCACGTTCTTCTAAATAGTTTGGCTTATTTGTTTTGTTAACAGTTCCACCGGATGCATATTTCTTAACATTGCCGCCGCGCTTCATCATGCCCATTTCGGCTTCTTCATGTTTGATCATGGACTTAGGTGCGCCCTTCTTTTTCATGAAGCCCACTTCCTTCTTGACCATTGCCTTTGACTCTTTCATTTCGCCTCCCTTGGCTTTTTTGGAAAGGCCAGCCTCGGAGAGACCGATTGCGATGGCCTGTTTAGGATTGGTAACCTTTTGACCAGAAGAGGACTTTAGATCACCACGTTTAAACTCTTTCATTACGGTACGGACTTTATCCATTTCTTGCCTCCATCAACCGGTCTAGCTTTGCATCAAGACGGTCTAAGCGATCCAATACACGATTGATGTCTGCATGGACTTCAACCTTGGTGACATATTCCTTCGCAACCTCTTCGCGAGTGCGATTCAAAAGAATCTGGAGTCTCTGAAGCTCTTCTTTGTGAGCATCAAGTTCCTTATCTTTTAATCTCCACCCCCATCCAATCAATGCAAGAATGACTGTGATGGCGGTGTTCCAAAGAACCATTTCCATTTTAACAATTCCACGCTCTTAAAGATTTATTGATACGGCTGTTAGGATCATTTGCCGTTTTTGCACTTGTGTTTTTCTTCTTGTGACCTTCCATTCGAGCGCAAAACGATGCTTTGCGACCAGCGGATTCTTTGGTCTTGGGGTGAGGGGCGGGGGGCTTGAGATTCATCCCCTGCTTCTTTGCTGAAGCGCGACCTTTCGCGTTCAGACCACCCTTCGGATTCTTGCCTTCTGATCTTTGCCATGCTGGAGTCTTAGCCATTTGCCACCTTCTTTTGTAGAAGTAGTGTCTCTTCAATCATGGGTTGAAGGACTTGTTTACCAAAATGCCCCGTAAACTCTGTGTTTCCAAAATGACCTAGATTGATCTCCGGGTCTACATAGATCTTGAATCCTGCCTCTGTTACACGATCACAGAACAGGTAGTCCTCGCCCATGTATCCCTCTGGCGTTACCTTGAAATCAAACAAGGAATAGTGATGCTTGTTTTCTACATTGACCCAGTATTTCCATTCCGGGTGGTCTTTGATTAGCTTCTCGATAACATGTCTGCGTATAAACATGAATCCAGTGCCAATCCGATCTACCCTTAAAAGACCGTTTTCCGTTAGTTCCACGCCGCCATACTCGTTGTAATGGATGTCGGTAAAGAACTTCTGGTCTGCCGCTCTTCGAGGATAAGACCCGCACAGGACATCCCGGTCTGACCCAAGAGCCATAATCCGGAGAACGTCCTGATGTTTGAAATGAATATCCGAGTCAATAAACAACATCTCCGTGCAATCAGATTCCATGAACTGATTGACCAGAGAATTCCTAGCACGGGTGATGATTGAGCTACCTGATAGGTGACCCAAGTGGATAGAAAACTTGTGCTTTAGAGAAGCCAGAGCAAGCTGTGGC